GGGATTGCGGATTTTTTCAGAACGCCGGCGATGACTGCCGAATACGTTGACATAAGCGCCGTACCGGCAGTCTGCGCCCCCCCTCCTTTGGTTTTAACTTCCTGAATTAAGGTAGGAAAATACTTGTAGACGAAATCGTCATTCAGACCGAATGCCGACGTCTTCGCCTGTTTCAACGCCATATGGAAGTCGTTGACGTTGAGCGTTCCGCCCATGGCCATCAACGATCGGGACATTAGATCGGCATTTTTTTGAACCCGGGCTTCGGTCATGATGCCGGGTGTGCGTAGTTCGATCGCCTTGATCATGTCGAACGCGACGTGATCCTGCGGCTTTCCGGTCAAGGCTTCAAGCGTGGCTTTGGTGCGCTGGACGGTCGGAAGGATGCCGTAGGCTTCATCCATGTGCTTAAGGCCGAACACCGACCGTAGCTCGCGGATAGCCTTGAGATTGTCGGCGGCGCTGCTGGTGATGACCGACCGGCTCGTTGACCATGCCGCAGCGGTCGCCTTGGCGATCTCCTGCTGGGTCATGCCGGCGGCATTCATCAGCGAAATCTGGCGCAAATATTCGTCGCCCGCCTTCACGGCCTTGCCCATGAAACCGAGAATTCCCTCTCCGGCACGATCCAGACCGTAACCAACCGCTATCATTTTCAGCGAGGAGAGTTTACTTTGCAGGTTCGTCGCCGCCCCGTGCGCCTTGAGCAGATCGGCGGCGAGGATGCGCACGCCTTGGCTGGCGAGGTTCGCGACCGAAAGCTTGATGGCGACAGAGTAGGCAAATGAGGTCATGAAGATGCTCCAACGCGCCCACGAATGGGCCGCTGACCATGGATGGACGCAGTATCCGGAACCGGAGTGGCGCAGACGCAGGAAGCCGAAGCCCGATCGGCTTGATCAAGCGTTCAAGCTGACCATAGCCGGGTTCATGCTGTGGCCTATCCTGGCCCCGGTGTTTCTCGGGATTCTGGTGTTGATCGTGATTGTGATCGGCAGTCTGTAGGTGCGATCAGGGGTTGATATCGTACCCGAGTGACGGGTGGATGCCTTCCATGCCCTCGATATCGCGGGCGGCGAAGTCTCCGGAACCGCCGGCATCAAAGCCGACAAGACCCTGCACTGCATAGGCGCCGATCAGCTCGGCGACCTTTTCGGCATTGCGATAGAGCGCGGCCCCCACAACCGGGCGCGGTGGCATCTTCGACGTCCCGAACTCGTGGAACGGCATGATTTCCGATGTCGAGCCGACAATGCCTTCGCTGTTGATGCCGTCGAGATTGTGAACCTCGCGCTCGATGCTGTCGCGCAGGTCACCCTCGCGCAGTAGCGGCTCATCGTCGGGATAGCCGAGCCGCGCGCGCTCCTCCTTGGTGCTTTCCGCCAGTTCCGCCCATGCGGGGAAGGGGCCTGCTGCGGACTGGTAATGCCCGAACTCGCCTTTCATCTCGCGCTGGAGCAGGGCAGTTGCCTTGTCCATACCCACATGCACGGCCTCGACTTCGGCGGCGGTCGATTCGATAAGATGCAGCGCCAGCGCGCCGAGGCTGTCGAAATGGATCATGGTGCATCCATGGAAAAAGGCCGCCCCGAAGGACGGCCCCTGCGCGAAAACTTGTCAGTCGTCAGCGGATCAACCGAAGTGAACCCTGACCCTTTCGTCCGGCGATGTAGTGGTCGATCTCGGTTTTGCCGCCGTCGTCCAGCCACCGGCGCGCGGTCACTTCATCGAACAGACGGGCCTTGATGATGCCGCGCCTGTCACGGCGGATAGGGATCCCCCGTTCCTCATGGAAGCGGGCCAAGCGGCGGGTGACAAATTGCGAGACACCGCGCGGACGCATCCCGGTCTTGTAGCCCGCCATCTCGACAACCTCGACCGCACAGACACCCTCGACGATGTTGAACCGGCCGGACATGATCCGCTCGCGAACAAGGTCTGGCAAGATGGTTCCGATCTCCTTGTGGATGATCGCCTTGAACATGCCGCCGAGCGCCTTCATCACCGCAGGGTCAAGGTTGGTAACCACACCGTCCATATCGCCGCGCACGGCGACGCCCTTGGTCCAGTAGTCGTGCAGGACGATGGCCGACTCGGCCTGATAGAGTTCGATCTTGGCGCGCTTGACCGGATCGGGGATCTTGTTCGGATTGATCGTCGCCAGCCAGAGCGGGAGCTTGGCGACCGGCATGGCGAGCATTTGCTGGAGCCGTCCGGTGGTGTCATGCGTAGCGATATCGCTACACAGAAAGCGTCGATTTCCCTCTGCGAGTTTTACGCGCTGAGCCGGCCAACTCAGGCCAAGATTCTCCACAACGCGGCGCATGGCCACATAGGGCTCCCCCTGATGCTGGAAGGTGACAATCTGGTCGCCGTGAAAATTGATGGCGACAAGACCGCTGTTCGGGGTATCGGACGTATCGGGCATGGATAGATGCCTTTCTTGGTGCGCCAGACTTCGGCCTGGAACGTGCCGAGGATGCGGCGGGCGGGAAGGCGAGGCCTCGACAACCAAACACCTTCCCGTCCGTCCACGACGCTTGGGAGCGCCGCTTTTCCCGTCCCACGGGGAAACTGATGAATCCCTTCTCGTTGATTACAGTGTCGTAACGCAAACATAGAAAACGCGAGGGCGAATCCCCAGCGTGGCCGCGCAATTGAACACAGGATATGTGCAAAACTGCCCGGTCTATCGAAGTTCGGCGGCGTGCCGTCAGGCCGGAAGGCCATGCCGGCGGTTGGCGGCATCGATCATGCTGTTGAAGTCGCGGGTCACCTTGCGGCACACCGCCAGCACTTGCGCAACGCCGTTCGGCATCGCTTCCAGTTCGGCTTGCAGGGCGAGCCGCGCCGAAGGATCGCGATCATCCGCGTAGAAGGCAACGAACTCCTTGGTCCGATAGTGTTCGTGGACGGAACCGACTTGGCGGAACCAGCGTTGCCGCCACTCCTTGGCCCAGCGCGTCGGCCGGGCGGCGCGGGGAGGGGGCGCATAGCGCAGGGATGGAAGCCCGGTCACTTCACGCCCTCCCTTGAACCGGCATGAGGCGCTGATAGTCTGCGATCGTCTGTCGCAGAAAATCGACCGAGTATGATGCGTGGTATACCCCGTTGTGGTCGAGCATGAAGTGGTCGAGCTTCCAGCGAAGCGCCTGAAGATCGGGAGCGGGAATGCCCATCAGATCGGACTCCGCATCACTCCATGCATCGCACAATTCGTCTGCCCGGTCGGGGTCGTTCAGGTAAGCGCGCTTGGCGTTCTCCGCACGGGCCATGGCCGCATCCCATTGCGCCCGAAGGCCGGGGCCATAGAAGTTGACGGCTGTAGCGGTGGCAACCGGAGCAGCGGCAGCAAGGGCGATACCAGCGGATAGGAATCCGCGACGGTTGGTACTGGCAACGGCGCTCACTTCACGCACTCCAGCGAAGTGGGGCGCTCGAAGCGCTCCTTGTCGCGAAAACGCTGTTCCGACCAGCCCAACGCGAACAGGGTGTTCCATGCCCTGATGTGATCGGGGTTGCTGCTGTCGAATGGCACAACGCCGGGTGCGTATCCGGCATTGGTGTTCTTCTTCTGAAACGGTATGACGTTCGAAGCCATGACGATCTCCATAGGATCGGTTGTGGTTAGGAGCGGTGCGAGGGGTAGAGGCCTCGCGCCGCTCTGCGTTTATGCGTTGCCGGCTTTTGGGCGATCAGCCTTGTCGAGGTGTTCTCGCATCCAATGACCGGCCTGCTTGCCGAAGAGGTTGGCGTAGAGTTCGATCTTCGCTTCCCTGAGTTCGTGCTGCGACATCTCGCGGTCCTCGTCGTCGAGGAGATCGAGATATTTGCTCATCACGCAGCATCCTGACGGATCATGCCGTAGTGGAAGAGGTCATTCTGTTCTGGCCGGTACATCTCGGGGACGCGCGGCAGTTCCATCTTGAAATAGATTTGACGGAACGCCATCGTGCCGAAACCGCGATGAACCATGTCGCACAGGCGCATCTTCTCCGACATCGACATTTCCTCCGAAGGCTCGCCATCAGGGTCAGCTTGACCGCGCTTGCCCGAGAAGTGGTCATAGAGCACCTGATAGCACTCGCGCTGGTAAAGGATTACGCGTTCCCTGACCGCATCATCCTTGATGCGGTGGGTGTCGATGCCGAAAAGCCAGCCGTTCACCAGTTCAAGCTTGATGCAGAGCGCGTCCTGCGCACCCCCACGCCCAAAAGGTATATGTATGACACATATACCTTCACTCAAAACCGGGTCGCGCTTGACGCGCTGCTCCTGACCCGACCAGTTCAGGCCCATGCCTTCGACCAAAGGCTTGAGAGCGACGAATACGCCATCGTCCTGCTTGAAGCCGCAGAGATCATCTCCACGGAAGTTGACAGTTACAATTTCACCCATGATATGGGCACCTCATGCTTGTCGCATTGCGACGGGTTTTTGGAGGGCGTCGAACCAGGTTTCCTAGGCCGTGTGGTTCGACGCCGCTTTATGCGCATTGATTGCGTTCTTGAGATGGAAGATCATCTCGCCGCTCAGCGTGCGGCAATTTGCAGAAGCCAGTTCTTCAAGCTCCTGCCGCATCCCCTCGGGCACGCGGAAGATCATCCTATCCTCGGACTTGGCATTATTCACTGTCATACATACAACCTCCTTTCTCGTTGTATGCCAACTATATCTCATGGGCATATATGCCATGTCAACACCATGGGCATACAAATGGAGAATTTTTCTTTTTGAGGGGTTGCGGCTATGTAGCCGAAATGACGAATCCACCTCCCAGTCGGGTCGCTGACCGGATTATTATTCGCCTTCCAGATGGGATGCGCGACAGGCTGCACGCCCGCGCAGAGGCCAATGGCCGATCAATGACGGCTGAGGTCGTTGCGATGCTCACCGCCGGGTTGAATGAAGGCGCGATACTTCACCTAGATGCTCTTGTTGCCGAGCATGAACGGCTTAGGCGTCAAAGCCAGCTTATAGCTGCAGCCCTAAGCGAGACACAGGAGCGCCAAGAGTCTGTTCTGAGGGAAATTCAAGCCATTGTTACGCACGAGGGCGGTGGTGCCGTGCCCTTGGAACTTAAGAAAAAATCTTACTCCCTTTTTTCTATCCTCACGCAGGGAATTGAAAAGGTTGATCTATTTATGGACGGCAGTCAGGATTTTAGCGAGCAGGCGGAAGGGGAGGAACAATCCAAGAGGATTGAGAAGTAGGCCAGCCGCCACCAACGAGGGATGACATGAACCGCGCGATCAGGCTTGTTGCGACAATCTCAGTGCTAACCATCGCGGGTTGTCATCAGCCCGAGAAGCAGCCGGATGCGGCCATGCCTTCACAAGCGGCCGATGCATCGATCCAGCCAAGCGCCTCCGATCAGGAATTTGAGGGCACTTGGATCATGGTCGATCATAGCAACTCCGGTCACCCGCTCTATATCGACAAAGATTCTATTGTGAACATTTCGGCTACACGAAAAGCAGCGGACATTGCCTATATTGATGACGATAGCCGGACCTTGGAGCGCGTGATTTTTATCTGCGACCAGCGATCAATCATGATGCCAAGCGAGCCAATTGGGCGAGCGAACACTGCGCTTCCTGACCTGATCGGCGAATTTCCGCGTGAAGAACCGCACCTATCTGCATTGGACTATGTGTGCCTAGGCAAGGTATCGAAGCCTGAACGGGGGCAACCGGCGTTGAAACACATTCCCCCACATTTGTAACGTCACTACGATCGCTTTGCGCGAGCTAACCCGGCTCCTTGAACTTCATCGCCCCCCAGTCGAATGTACCGCCTTCGATCTCCCCGACCGCGATGCAGAGGCCAATCCGGAACTCGTCCGGAAGTTCGATCGCCTCCGCAAAACTGAAGCCGTATTTCCCGAGTAGCAATGCCTCCCTGAAGGGTTCGTGCATCGCTACTCGACGGACTTTTTTACCGCCTCCCCTTGATTGGTAACTGCGAAATGCTCCTGCACGCCGATCATGACGGCCTGCACGCCGGCCTCGTCGAGCCGCTTGATCAGGGCTTCCGCCTCGCCCTTGGTGCCAGGTTCAGCCACCGCATCACCATCGATCGCGGCGACGAACAACAGTGGCAGGATCATGCCCATGTAGACCTGATTGCTCGCCGACGCCCCCATGGCCTCGACGAGACGGAACTGCGCCAGAACGCCGGGCTTGCGCAGCGTGATCGTGCGTCCGGTTTCGTCGGTGATGTCCACCGGCTGCGGAGCCGCCAGAGCCTTTGCGGGAGCGGGTGCCTCCGTCAGGGTTACCTTGACCACGTTTCTCTCCTCAGGCCTGCTTGATGCGCTTGGACGCCATGCCGGTGATGGTCTGGCTGACCGACTTGTCCGACTCCCACAGGCCCGGATCGTAATCGAAGATGCAGCGTTCGTAGCGCCACTGCGTCACCGCCCCGTTGGGTTCGCGGATCGTCTCCTGGATGGTGCAGTATTGCTCGCTGTTGCCAGCCCAGTAATCCGCTTCGAGCGTCGCGAAATAGTCGTCCAGCGCGGACGAACGGCGCTCCGACTTGATCGCAAAGGTCCAGCCTTCCCAGAACCGGAGGTTGTCAACGACACCGTCGAGACCCTTGATCTTGGTCTTGGACGTGTCGGGCTTGGCCTCGAAACTGGTGACCTTGTCGAGCCGGAGACTGCCTCCGGTGGGCAACGTGATGACGACACTGACGTCGCGGCCGATCGAATAACCCTGCTGGGGCATGTTCGGGGAACTCCGTGAAAGGGCGACCCCGCCGAAACGGGGTCAGTGGTTCAGGCGGGGGTGATGCTGGCGACGTTGATGCTGACCGACTGGCCGCCCTCGACGCTGATGAGCATGACGGTGATGACCGACAGGTAGGTGACGCGCACCGACACCTGTTCGTAGCCGAGCGCCACCTGCGAGGGCGGGTTGTTGCCGGCATCGAGTTGCACCGAAAACGGCTGCTTTCCAGGGTTGTTGACGTCGCCGATCATGCCGGCCGTCCACATGTTACCGAGGAATGCGCTGACAGCACCACGGGCCTGCTCGCGCTGGCTCGGGGTCTGCAACTGGCCGACGTAGATGCCCATCGCCCGGTCGAGCGAATAGGCGATGTAGTTGGTCAGGCGCGGGTAGTTATCGCCATTGATGACCGGGTTCGACGAGGTGTTGCGCCCGATCCGGGAACCGAAGTAGGCGCCACCGGGGCAGGGATTGGTGATGACGTCGATCCCGGCGTCGGCCAGCGCCTTGAGATCGGCGTTGGAATAGACGGCGTTCCCGTTCGTCTTTTGCGTTGCGACGATCCCCGCGAGTGGCTTGTTGAGCGCCGACTGTTCCGGGGACAGCGCAGCCAGCCGCCCGGCAAGAAACGACTGCGGGCTGATCAGGCGCGTGATCTGGTTGACCGGATCGGCGATATAGCACCAGTCGCCGAACAGGAGCTTGCCAGCGTAGCTATCGACGCTTGCCGATGCCTTGGTGGTGACGGCGTTGCTGATCGTGTCACCGGCGGGGCCGGTCATGATCATGTACGTGCCTTCGCTCAGGCCATAGGTCACCTGCGTTGACCACGTTGTCGAGGTATCGCAATCGGTGAGCATGGCGACGGCGCATCCGGTCTTGCGCAGGGCATACATGCCGGTGCGCGAGGTGCCATCGGTGCCGACCATCTGCGTGGACGTGACCGAAGCGACGCCATCGGTGCCGCCCGTCAGCGTGGACGTGCCGGCGGTCGGAGCCGAGGTCGATGCGCCAGCCGAGGCTACCACAAGCTGCGAGGGACCGCGCAGGGCACCCGATCCGGAGTTGATCGCGGCGGCGATGGCCACCCATACCGCGTTGGCGGTGAGGCCGGCGGCGACGTTGTCGAACACCTCCGGGGGCTGGCCGGGCAGCGTGACGGTGACCTTCCAGCTATTTGCCGCCGTACCGGTCGCCAGAATGACCGAGATCGCGTTGCCAGTGGTGCCGGTGTACTTCGCGGTGATGGTGACGCCGGTAGTGCCGATCGCCACGGTCGCGGCGGCATCGGTGCCATCGGTGACGCGCACGATGCGCATGTTCTGGGCACCGTTCAGCGAGGCATAATAGACCGCCGTACCGGCATCGTACTTGCGCGCCTGAAGCGAGCCGAACTTGGTCTGGTAGTCGGCATAGCTTGCGACAATGGTCGGCGAGTTGACCGGCCCCCAGGTCGCGGTGCCGACGATTCCGAGAATGTCGGTGGCGATGCCGTTGATGTAGTTCTGCTGCGGTGGCACGATCTGGACGATGACGTCCGGAACCGAAATGGAGGTCAGGTTGACAGACCCCTGCTGGACAACGGTCATTGATCAGGACTCCTTGGCGGGCGTGGGCGCCTTGTCCGGCGCGGGATCAGGGGTGTCGTCGCCGGTCCTGACCACGAAGCGCGCGGCTTCGCTGGCGAGGATAGCGGCGACCGCATCGGCATCGGTGATCGTGTCGCCGACCGCATGGCCGTCGAATGGAGACGTGACCGTCAAAGGCATGGGTTTATCCTTGGTTTTCGAGCTGGATGTGACCGATGGTCGCGCCGTTCACTTCGACCGTGACATCGGTGATCGTCGTCTCGATCTGGTAGGCGGTATCGGTCTCGAGCGTGGCGTAGTTGACCGCGTAAAGGAGGTCGCGGCGGTAGAGGTTGGCGATCTGGCGATCATCGACGATCCGGCCGCCCTGCCGCGAAAGCTGGGCCTGCGTGTCGTCGGCGAGCGTGAAGCGCGGTGTGTTCGCCAGCACGGCATCAAGCGCCTTGCCGATGGTGTCCCGGACACTCCAATCATCGCACCAGATGCCGATCTGCATCTGCCGCGTCGCCCGCTCGACCTCGCGCGAGATCGCGGTTCCACCGTCCTCATTCCAGTCCATATCCGTGTGCGTGATCGACGTGATCCGCTCTATCGGTAGGGGCCAGACCGAGATATGAACCACATGCGCCGCGAGATCGGATTGCAGCGTCTGACTGTTCGGCCAACCGACGTAAATCTTGACCGTGGCGGACACGGAACCGAGCGTCACAACGCCACTGACATCGGGTGCCAGCGTCGTGGCGACAAGGTCGGCTAGGCCATTCGCGGCATCGACGAAATCGGCCATGTCAGGTCTCCAGCGAGACGACGGACAGGCGGTAACCCATGCTATCCCAATAGGGCGCGACCACCTGATAGCGGTTGCCGAGATCGTCGATCATGACGTCGCGGGACTGGACCGTGCCGTTCGCCAGTTTCCGGCGCGGGATGAACACGTAATAGTTTGGCTTCTGCGCATCGGTCGGCAGATGCAAAGGATTGGCGGGGCCATCCTTGCGTTCCTGAATGCTCGCCGGGATACCCGACGCGATAGGCGTCTCATCGCCTATGATCTGGCCGCCGTAGCCGATCCTGCCTGCGCCGCCCTGATCCGCCGGGCGATGGAAGGCCACCGTGCGCGGATAGATGAACGACGCCATCAGAACATCAGTTTCTGGCAGAACGGATCAAGCAAGCGCTTGGTATCCTCGTCGAGATCACTCGATGACCAGCGCTCGACTTTCGTTCCCCCGGCCTGAAAGACCTTGAAGTTCGGCGGCGCAAATTCCGCGTTCTTGGCGTTGCGGACGATGTTCGCCGTGGCCTGTTTGACCGCCTGTGGCACGCCCGATGCCGGATATCCCGCCACATAGCGCAGCCTGACATCGGTATAGTAGGCAAGCAGCAGCCCCGCCGGCACCCATACCTCGCCGGTAGCGATGCTGATGTCGGCCTGCCGGATATCGAAGGGAATCCACTGCGGCGGCCCGCCGAAGGTCTGGACGGCGGCGATCAGGTTGACGTCGTTGTAGAGGCCTGCAACCTGATCGCTGCGGCGCCCATAGGAATAGCGGCCACACCCGGACAGCAACCGGGCGACAGGCCAGCGTGTGACCCGCGTCTGCGATCGCTTCGGCGCAATCGCGCGCTCTTCGACGATCGTCATGCCGAGTTCCAGCGTGGCACCAATGGCATGGTTGTTGACCGGAGGGGCAACGGTGATGGTGGCGTGCGCGGTATCGACGCCGGTGATCACCAGCGCCTCGACGGCCCCGGTATTGGCACGATCAACGATCAGGATTTCGTTGAGCAGGTTCGATGCCCCGGCACCCGCTGCGGGAAAGGCGAATGTGGCAGCAACCCCGCCGGTCAGGGCCACGGGGAGCGTATAGGAGGCGGTGGGCGTCAGGCCAGCCATGTAGCAGGGCAGGCCCCTGCTGTCCGGCATCCAGACCAGTCCCTCGACGCGCATGGTGTGGGAATTGACCACGGCGCTTGCATTGATGACGTCGGCCGCCGTCGTATCGCCGTCCAGTCCATAGGTCGCGTATTCGTCCGGGGACAGGTAGGCGTTGGGCATGGATCAGGCCGCCTTGTCAACGAACCCGGCAGGGAGCCAGAGGCGGGTGCGCTTGGCCTGACCGGTCTTGATCAGGTAGCGCCCGAGGCTATCCGGAACCTTGGCGGCGCCATCGACGAAGCAGACCTCGAACGTGATCGGATCGCCGCTTTCGGAGATCCAGTCGCTTGCGATCTGGCCGTCGTTGAAACGGGGATCAGCCGCCGGTGCGACATAGACCGTGTGGTTGCGGCGCTCGCCGTGGTAATAGACACGCATCGTTGGCTCCGGCGCAAAAGAAAAGGGCCGCCCCGAAGGACGGCCCTCATTGGGTCACTGCTGTTGCTGAGATCAGCCCGGCGTGACGGTCGGACGCACCACGGCGACAACCGCGTGCGCGGCATCCGCGCGCTTGGCGACGACGGCCGAGAAGTGGACGCCGACGAACTGGCCCTGAAGGCCAGCCAGCAGGCCAAGCTGGAAGATGCGCGGCTTGAGGTTGCCATCGCCGCCATGCACCACAGGGCGCTCCAGGAACCGCTCGGTCACGATGACCGCGAAGTAGTTGGAGTTGCCCGAACCCGGCGAGGCGAAACCATAGGACGTGTCCGTGGTCGCCGGAATGAACGGGTCCGGAATCAGCGGAAGTTCACCGGCCTGCGTCGAGATGAACTTGACGTGGACGCCGGCCACGACCTCGACGGTCTTGAGGTCGATATGCGCGGCCTTGGCTTCGCGATCGATCAGGTCGTTGAGGATCGGGTTGAGGTAGATGGCGGTCGGACGCACGTTCTGCGTCTGATTCGCCAGCATCGACGCGACCTTGGCCTTGAGGCCATCGATGATCGACGCCCCGAGGCTGATGGTGGCCTGGTTGCTGATCTGCGTCAGCAGGCCGCAGAACGACTGCGTCGAGCTATCGGTGATCGCCGACGCCGTACCGTTCCAGACGGCCGATGCCTCGGTGATCGAGATACCGGAGACGATGTCCTCGATATCCTTGGCCTCGACATAGGCGAACTGGCCCTGCATCCGGGTCACGTCGACATCGAACAGACCGAAATTGGTCTGCCCGGTCACGGCCTTGATGTAGACGGCGCGTTCGGTGCGGGTCGGGCCGGCCGCCGAAGGCGTGATGTTGCGCGGATCGGTGAACGATGCGGTCGCAATCGCGGTCTGGTCGAAGAAGCGGTGCGGGTGGCCCGTTGCCGGGGTTTCCGGCACGCGGGTCAGGAACACCGATTCACGGCGGACGATGTCGGCGATTTCGCTTTCGTAGCGGTTCACCTCGATGGCGCCGTTGCCGAGGTAGTCAGCAGCGGCCTCGATCTTGGCGAACGAAGCGGTGACGCGCTCGCCGGGCATTGCAAGTTCCATGGTCTTTCCTTTCTGGAGAGGCGCGATCAGTCGATGCGGCCAGCGCGAGCGAGTTCCGTCTTCAGACGAATGCGTTCACCGATCGGCAGCGCCGAACTGGCAAGGACGCGATCGACTTCGGCGAGGACGAGATTCTTGCCTTCTTCCGGAGCCGCGATGCCGGCCTTGGCGAGCAGCGACGTGATCTGCGGAGGCAGCGTCTTGCGTTCCGGTTCCTTGGCCTCGGCGCGGCCAGCGGCAATGTTGCCTTCGAGCTTGTTGGTCAGGTCGGCGACCTTGTCCTCCAGCGCCTTGACCTTGGGGTCATCGGCGGGGTTCTGTTCGGCCTTGCCCTCTGCCGCCGCGTACATCGGCCAGTCGTGATCGCGCCAGATATGCGGCAGCGAGCCGGCCATGGCTTCGGCTTCCATGGCGTCTGCCATGCGGTTCAGGATGGCGACGTGCCCGCGCGTGGTGTGGACGCCGATACCGGCGGCGGTCATGGCTTCGGCGCAGCCGCGCAGCTTTTCGGCGTGCGGTGCGACCTTGGCGTGCAGCTCCTTGCCGGCTTCGATCTTGCCGGACATTTCGGCCTGTGCCGCTTCGAGCGTGGCGATCTTGTCGGTCACGGGCTTGAGCGCCGCCGCGAAGATCGCTTCCAGTTCTTCCTTGGTCATGTTCAAATCTCCTGCCGCCGATGCGGCGAGTGACGTGGTGGTGTAGGCAGCCTTGTCCTTGAGCAGGATCGCGGCACCGGTGAACACGCAGCCGATGATGACCAAGGGGTCCGGCTCAAGGCTCTCGACAAGGATTTGTTGCGCTTCGAAACTGAAGCCCAGGGCGTTCTTGTTGGCCTTGATTTCGGCAGCTTCCTCAGGGAAGTCCGCTGCGTAGATGAAGCCCTCGATGCAAAGATCGGAGCCGTCGATGGTGGCGCCGGTGATGACGCCGATCTTCCGTTGGGCATCATGCCCATCGAAACCGGGGGTGTAATCGACACCCATGCCAATGAGGCTGGGAAGGGCCTCCTCGACGGCGCCACGGCTGAGCAGGACGCATTTGCCGTTGCTGCCATGGGGCGGGTTGTTGCTGGGTTCGTCGATCTTGGTGAGGACGCCCGAGAACGGCATCCGGTTGGGATGATCCTCGACTTCGGGCATTTCGATACCAACCGACATTGCATCGATGCGCATGGCGCTGATGCGTTCCCAATCGGATGTATCGATCCCGAGTTCCTTGGCGCGGCGCAGGATATGCTTGCGGGCCGCTGATCGTTCCTCAGGGGTGAGCCCCTGCGTGCGCGATAGCTGCGACCATGCGAGGCGCGTATGCCGCTCGTCGGGGAGGGGTAGCTTGCGCTTTCCGGGCACGGCGAAGGCGCTGTCCGGGAGCGCGTCGCGCTGATCCTTGGTCAGTGGTGCCGACACCGTGCCCGCCCCCGTTACAGACGTTCGCGGACGAACTGGAGCAGGGCGCCGAGATCACCTTCAACGGTGCCCTCGATGTCCCGGATGAAGTCGCACAGTTCGAACCAGCGGATTTCGAGCTGGTCGACGAGGCTCTGGTGCGGGCGCGGCGGCGCGGCGCTGACCGCGTCGGGGCTGGCCGG